TCTCCTGGGCGAACTTCCAGGGACGGTCAGTAAAGAAGTCTAAGTAGAGTTCATTGATGATTCGATTGACCTCATCTCTGTAGGTCTGCACGTTTGGGTCGTAGTCTACAATCGACCCAACCATAGCTCTCATTTCAGCGAGGTTCATCAGAACTCCATGCAAAAGAGGCGAGCACCCGAATGGATGCCCGCCCCAAGTTTAGCACGCGGGCTGTAGTCTACAGCTTGCGGAACCAGTACACAGTCACCGGAGCGGCCACACCACCAGTTGCGCTTTGAGCGACAGCAACAGGAGGCCTGTTGGATGTACCACCCCAGCCGTCAACTTGACCGGCAACCGTGGTGGAGGCCAACAAGGGGTCTCCATCGTTGAGGTTAGCAGCGCCGTTCACACCCTGGATACCACCTGCCACGCATACGCGGACAGAAGCACCAGCGGTTGCTTCATCAGCAGTGATTGCTTCAAGAGCCACGCCGATTGCCTTGGAGCTAAGGGCTGTGGTGCTCTGAACAACAGACCCATCTGCTTGGATCATCAACACATCGCCCGCAGTAATAGCGCCACCAGCAGTAAGCTGAACGATGTCAGCCCCAGCAGAAGTGACGACAGTTACCTCAAGAGGCGGCTTACCATGATTCAAATGACCGAATGACATTAGTTTGCCTCCGCGTTGGTCAGCACGCCCAAGGACGCAAGGTGGTCAGCAACAAGCTGAGTACGAACAAAGACCTGAGCCTCGCGAGCAGCGTAGCCACTCTTGTGCTCGAAATCGCTCATTGAGAAGTTCGCCTCAGAATCAAACACAACCTTCATGGACTTACTGTTGAGGAAGTACATGGAAGGAGTATCGGCGGCAGGATCAGCGGAAGCTGCAAATCCGAGGTTGTTCTCAACATACATAAGAGCGCCGTTGAAAGCCAACGCCAAGCGTCCACCATCAAGCACGGTCTCTTTAGGCATGTAGCGCTCTTGAGCCTGAAGCACGCTCTTATACAGACGATAAGAAGCGGGGCTTGCCAGAATCAAATCAACGGTTCCTTCAGGAGCGTAAATCTGAGTTTGAATCATCAACTCAGTCATTCCTTGAAGACCCAAATCATCGAAACCAGTACCAGCACCACCGCCAGCCTGAACGTCGAACGTCTGGTTCTGCCAGTTGGAAGCGGCATAGGTGTTTTTACCCAGCCCACCAACGGTGTTTGCTTGAGCGCCAAATGCGGTCTCTTCCAACCAACCCGTAGCGATACCGCCACCAGGAGCACCGGAGCCGTTGATACCGTTCAGGGTTTGCATCTCGGTGAGAACAGTAGAACTTCCGCGAATAGCTTGAAGCTCCCACTCACGCTTGAGCATTCCCATGACCGACTTCATACGAGCATCAGCGATGGAGATGATTGCACGGTCGCCCTTGTTGGAGAGTTCTTCCTTCTTGGTGATTACGATGGGAGCAACAAAGTCGCACCATTCGTACTCAGGCGAACGCAGAACGTCTGCCACAGAAGAAGAAACAGCCTCGTAACCAGTAGCAAGCTGTGTGATGTTGGAGTGCTCTGCGAGAATCGCAGCGCGTGTAATGCGTTGACCACCATTGATGATTTCCACGCCGCCCGCACCCTTGATATGGTCAAGGAGAGGAACAGTGCTGAACAAGGAGTCAACGGCATTCTTGGAACGTGCCCGAGCGGTTGAGCTCAGGATATCGTTTTGAATAGCCATTTAGACGAATCCCCTGGCGCTTGTTGCGCCTAAAGAAAATAAGATAGTTCTTTCGGTTGTCCCATTCTGGGGCCGGAAGACTATGCTTGTCCTGTCAAGGGGCGACTGTCTTCAGCATCAACAATAGCAAAGGAGAAAAAGGCGTGCAACTCTTAGAGTTTTACCTTGCCCTTGTTTTCCTTTAGCCAGTTGTAAATAGCAATAGGGTCATCTTGGTCCATAATGTGCTTTGGAATACCATTAGTGCGACCCCTAGAAGCACCACCGACTTTCAGGCCAGCCTCGCGGGCCACCTTCTTGTACGAAGATAGTTCTGCTTCTTGGTTCTTCATCTTGTCATTGAGTCGCCTGCCCTTGACCTGCCAATAAGCCTGCTCAAGGTTCAGGTTCTTGTTGTCCATAAGCACCTTTGCAACATCGCTTTTCATGTCTTCTAAGTCTGGATGGTCCGACTTGAACTGCTGAAGGCGAATCTGTTGCTGCTGAAGCTCGTGCTGTTGGCGCATTGGCTCCATCATTTGCTTTATGCGGGTGGCGACTTCCTTCTGGATTCGGTCTTCAAAGGATTTGTCATCGTAGGGGTTGAACTCCCCCAGCTCTTTGTCGGCTACTTCGTTTACATCCCTGTAGAAATCCGACTCCATTAGAGCCTTTCTCTGGGCTTCCAAGTCGGCGCGAGTGGCATCTATTGCTTTTCGCTGTTCAGACAGGTTTGAAGTTTTTCTCTGATAGTCAGAGCGCAAGTTGGCAATCAGCTTTTGAGCCTCTTCAGGCAACTCGGAGACGACTTGCTTGTAGTTGATGCCCTTGTGGGATTCTTGTGTTTCAAAGATTTCCCCACTCAAATCAGCTTCGGCAATGTCTTCAATGCTGGCTGCTGCTTCTTGTGCTTCAACTGGTTCGGGTGCTTGTCCTTCAGGTTGTTCTGCTGGGGCAGAGTCCTGAGCCGGGGCGGCTTGAACCTCAGTTCCTTCCATTTCTCATCCTTTAGGCTCTTTGAGCCATCATCATGTCTAAATCCTCTTCGGGTACAGCCTCAACCACCACCTCGGCCTCGGCCTCAACGGGAGACTCAACCTCTTCTTCTGCATCCTTTCTCTCGGTGCGAAGGAATGTTTTGAAAGACTGGTTCTTAGAAAGAACATCCAACTTGGCTGCGATGTCTTCCAGGTCCTCGGGACCATCAACCTCGGTAACGTCATAAGCCAATCGCTCAAGACCAGCATCTGCGGCTGCATCTGCAACCATCATCAACTGCTGAAGAAACTCAGGTGGGAAGTCCCCGTCAATCCCCTCTGCAAACTCAGGGTAAGAGGGCAAGTCAAACATAGGCAGCACCAAGTTCAGCGCATCCACCACTTGATTCAACTCATTGACCTCAAAAGAACCTGACGGCCCCATCGCTGAAAGCGCCTCGGCATTCGTGTCGTCCACCGCTGCAGCCTTGTCCATAATGATTTGTTCTTCTTCTAAGAGCTCATCAGCCATTTAGGCCTCCTTTGCGGCATCTTTTGCAAGTGTGCCTTGTTTCTTCATTTCTGAAATAGTGAATGTTTCCGCAACAGCGCGGGTCTTATCACCCTCAAACTTCTTTAGGTTTGACTTGTATCTAGCAAGGTTAGCATCCGCCTGCTTCTCATGGGCATACTGCTTCTGGAGCGTGTCCTCGACATGGTTCTTGTCAAAGTCGCCAGTCGAGACAAGCCCCTTCTTTTCCATGATGGCTTCTCTTTGCATGGATGTCTGGTAGCGAGCACCAAGACCACGATCGTAGAAACCGTCAACACCGTATTTGCCCGTCTGGTCGCCCCAGCGACCCGGCGTAAGCGCTGGCATTGCCAGTTGCTTGAGTGCAAGCTCTCCACATTGGGGGCATTGAATGGAATCGGGCACCTCCTCCTTGGGAAGGAAGAGCGCTTCATGGACATGCTCTCCACAGAAGTAGTCAAATAGGGGCATTACTTCTTTTTCCTCACGGGCTTCTTGAATCCCTTGGTGGCATAGTAGGCCGACACCTGTTTCTTGGTGTATTTCTTCCCAGATGGCGACTTGTAGCCCTTACCTGACTTCTTGAACGGCATTATTGGGTGAAACCTACGCCACCGCCGAGCAACATGTCGCTGACGTTCCCTGGTGTGGGGTTATTGACGAGGTCTTGCGCGGTGGGCGGCTCTTCTGGGGCAACACCCCCAGGAATACCCACGCCTTCCTGCTGAACCATCTCTTGTTCGAGGAAATCTTCGGGCAGTTGCAGCGAACGGACAATCTCCTTGAGCAATGCGGCGTTGGGTACGCCCAATCCCTGCAGAATCTGGACGTTTTGCAGCAATCGTTGGTTCCGAATGGCCTCGGAGATGGGGGTAGACGCCTGGTCTGCGGCGAAAATCTCGAAATCCCCGGCCAAATCGTCGGGATTGACGGTGGTTGCCTTGCCATCAAGGAGAACAATCTCCGCAACCTTGTCTTCAGACAGGAACAGAGACACCATCGAGGCATAAGCTGCGGCCATCATCTCGATTGCGGCGTCTCTTTCACGAGCCATGCGGCCAATCTCACTCGTTGTGTACGCTGCCAGTGCTGCAATCTCTGTTGCAGTAGCTTTTGTAGCTTCTCCGCGAGTAAATGCTGCGGTGACAGAGCCCGCATCCTTGTCTCGAATGACATCTTGCATGTATCGAGAGACCTCCGCAGGCAAACTCTGGTGCGGAACGGGGCGGATAAGGGTGTCCAAGGGGTCATCTGACTCCACCTCTACAAAAAGACCGTCGATTCCGCTAGTGACCTGGGCCATTTCATCATCGGACATGGCTCCTTTCTTCACCAGCCA